AATACTATAAACCTTATAAATATTTTGAGTACATAACTTAGTTTTTATTTTTATTTCATGAACTTTTCAAAATCTTAAACTTTTTTCATGATATGTACTCAAAAATCAGTTTAAGTCAGTTCATTAATAGGAATACAATAATCTGTATAATATACCATATAGATATTGCCTTCGGCAGAATATGATATAGAATATTATACCTGATATAGTATGATAAGTATTAATAGTAATCTAATAATCCTATAAACCTTATAAATATTTTGAGTACATAACTTAGTTTTTATTTTTATTTCATGAACTTTTCAAAATCTTAAACTTTTTTCATGATATGTACTCAAAATAAGTTCCTTAAATAATAATTAATAGGAATAAAAAAATAATATAAGACCCTTATATATTCAATGTTCTTCCATTATTTCGACCCTTCGTATTTCTCAGTATTTTTATATCAGCAGTATCTTCTATTATAGAGGTTATCTCTTCATCGCTAACAGATAGAGTCTCTATGTTATTGTCCATATTATCAATAGATATCTTACTATGAACATTCTGTATTATAGAATCTACATCTTCCATCGGTCTCTGCGTGTTTTGTGTATGATGTTGTTGTGATGGTATTGGAGGACTGTTCAAAGAACCAAAAAGATTACTGACCATGTTAAACAAACCCATCCCATTATCTTGTTGTGGCTGTCTTTGTTGTGTAAATTGAGGTTGTTGTGTATTATTACCCATTATATATTGTTTTGCAGCTGCATTTTGAAATTGTTTCATCAACTCTGGATTTGATTTAAGAACATTCTCTACATCAGGCAAAGGCTGTTCTTTGAACATTCTACTGGTAAGATGAAACATAAATGCACTTCCAGATAAAGAAATTAACAAACGCAACTCTGGTGCCATTTTCTTGCCTGAAGATTTATATTTAACATGCAATTCTTCAAAAATATCATCATAATCATTTATATTCTCGTTCACTTGTTCAGACCATCCATCCAATTTAATTGCAAAAGGATCATATCTTGTATTTAAATATTCTGTTCCAGATACAAAAGCCATTAACATTTTTTGCTGAAATCTTACACTAGCATCTAATTCCTTCTCTCTTATTACACGATGATACTCATGTCTCATTTCTTCTAGATCAGAGTTCATATTAAACTTAAAAGGCATCTTATATCCCTTTGCCTCCAATCTGTCTAACTGATATATGATCTCTCTCTTTTCATTTAATTCATTAAGCATCCTTTGACGAGGGTCTATTGATTTCTTTATAATTTTACTACCATTAGAACTACCTGAATCACTTCCTACACTCCCTTCAGAACTACCCTCATTATCACCACCTTCTCCACTATCACCGCTTTCACCGCTTTCATCGCTTTCATTTGAAACAGAAGATTCACTTCTTTGGTCTATTGACATTTTATGTTTTTTTATATTTTGTGATACAACACTTGATGCATCTGAACTATCTGATTCGGTATCATCTTGATTTTTTCTTCCAAATTGCATTTTTTTTAAATATTTCTTTTTATCATAACTATCACCATCAACAGAACTAGCTCTTGATGAAGAGCGAGAAGACATTGAAACAACATCTGAACTTATCTTATTTTTATTGAAAAGTATTTCATCATTTTTGAAAGCATTTGTATTTACCCTATTTTGTTTACTGGGTATATTGAAACTAAATGGAGATTTATCAAAACTATTTTTATTTAATTCTATTAAATCGTCATTTCTATTATTCAGATTTAAAGTTGTCATTTATATTTATCTTTGATAATTTAATGCTTATATCTTATTACCAATTATGTACAATTATTATATTAATTTTTTAACGCATTATTTCTTATATATTTCAACCAAGATGTAAAAAAGACATTTCTTGTTTTTTTCAAACGTTCTGGATGAAATTGTACGCCTATATATTTATTCCTCTTATTATAAGCCATATATATAATACTTTTATATTTTATTACACTATTCCATTGTTTTGGTATTTTTACTATGTAATCATGATGAATGAAAAAATATTTGCTTTTACTATTTGTAAAAGGTTTATCTATTTTGAGCATTTTAGTATAAATGCGGTTACAGTCATTTGGAAACGTTTTTATATAATTTAATTTACCAAATATATTCACAAGATACTGATAACCATAGCATATTCCTAATATAGGTATCTTACATTCAAAAATAATAGATGGTAATGTAGCTCTTTTTTTTATATTTTTAATTCTATAATCAGAACCACTTAATATAATACCGTCTATTTTATTCTTTTTTATACAATGTGTTATCTTTTTTTCATTTTTCCATTTTGCAAAGTATAATGTACTGTCTTTCATCGCTTTTATAAAAAAAGATTTTGATTTTTTGAATAAACGTATGTTTGAAAACATATCTATTATTAGGATATTCATATATAATACAAACAATTTAATTATATTTTTAGTAAATAGATTTATGAGTATAAAAGTCAAGAACGAAGCAAACTTTCTACTAAATCCATATGTTTTTGTATTTGATTTGGATGGTACTATTATAGGTGATTGCTCTTATCAGTGCGATTTATATAATATACAAGAAATTATAAAAAATAATTTAGTGAAGACTAAACAACAAGCAGACAAAATGAATAAATTAAAATTGGGAAATATGGCACGACAAAAAGCTTTATGTGATAAAATGCTTAAAAGAGGTTATAATATGAAATCTAAATTAATTAGACCATATTTTGGATTTTTTATAAATAAAATGAAAAAAATATTTCCAAATAGCCATTTTTTTGTTTATACAGCATCTGAAAAATCTTGGGCTTTTAAGGAAATTGCTATGATTGAAAAACACCACAATATAAGATTTAATAGACCTATTTTTACTAGAGATAATTGTATACCAGGTGGTTCAGGTATTTTACAAAAATCAATTACAAAAGTTCTCCCTGCTATTTTAAAATCTATTAAAGCACAAAAAGGTTTTGATATCAAAAATAATATTCTTATCATAGACAATAATCCAACTTTTATTGATCATAAAACTAATATGCTTGTATGTCCAACTTATAATCATATTGAGTTTCAAAACTTATGGGAAACTATACCAATTGATTATCATAATATATTTGAATTGAGAACATTTGTCAATAAACTTATTGCGACAAAAAAAATATATGCATCCAATTCTGACAATACAAATAATATTATGTTAGAAAAAATACATAAGTGGCTATATAAAAAATATAAAGTTGTTAATAAATATAATTCATATTATTCGAATGACACTTTCTGGAAAGATTTAGCGAATATTATATCAGAAAATAATATTCAAATATTTGACAAAAAAATAGTTACTACATTACAAAAAAGTATTAAGAAATAAATCAACAATATATATATAAATGATATATATAAGTTTTGACATTGGTGTTAAAAACTTAGCGGTTTGTATATTAAAATATGAAGATACGTTGAATATTATTGATTGGAATATTATTACATTGGCGGAAACTAAAAAAGAAATAAAAGGTGTTGATGATATTTCAGAGAGAATATTCATGCAACTTGATAATATGATGGGAACTTTGAGAGAAAAATCAATAGATCATATTGATTATATATTGATAGAAAATCAACCATCTAATCTTAATGGTATTATGAAAACCATTCAACATATTATCTTTACCTATTTCAGTCTTCTAAAACATTGGGATAAAATTGTAGATAAAGTTATCCTAGTAAATGCTTCACTTAAAAGTAAATATCATAATTTTCAACCAGTTATTGAACAAAAAGAGTCGCTTGTAGATGCTAAAAAAAATAGTAAGGGTTTTAAAAGAGAGAAATATAAACTAAATAAAGAATCTAGTATTCAAATATGTAGAAATTATATTCAAAATGATGAAAAACTAATTGCTATTTTTGATTCTAATAAGAAAAAAGATGATTTATGCGACGCTTGTTTACAAGCTGTATCATATATCAAGTGTAATATAAAAGATGATTCTATATTAGAGAAATTAAATAATATTTATTCGCATTAAAAAATAAAACTTGGTGTTTAATAGAATACATAGTAAAAAATGGTTTGTAAACCACCAAAATGTAAATACAATTTTTTAAAAAAAAAATGTGTAAAACCAAACCCTTATTTTGAAGCATTGGCTTGGTGTAAACGCAACTCTATATCAAATGAAAAATGCAAGGAAGATTATTATAAAAATAAGCAACGCGCCATATCTGAAGCTTGTAATAGAATGAAAGAAAAAGATGAATATATTAAGCCTAAAAAATCTTGTCCTGAAGGTAAGATAATAAACCCTAAGACTGGAAGATGTGTAAAAATAAAGTTTGAAAAAAAATGTCCAGAAGGTAAAGTGAAGAACCCATTAACAGGACGATGTGTAAAAAAAAGAACAGTAAAAAGGATAAAATCATTAAAACCAGATAGCTTCAATGTTCCAAAAATTGCATCTTTTAAAAAACTTTCCAATACTTCATCTTTTAAACATTCAATATCTAATAAATCGCGATCTGTAAAATTATTAAAATATATTGATACTAAATCTTCAAATAAATCTTCTCAATTTAGTAAGGTAGTAAAAAATCCTTACATAGAAAAAAAAACAGCCAAGTTCTTTCCGAAAAAAACAAAAAAAGAAAACCCTCCTATAAATATTAGTGATATTAAAATTAAAGTCAAAAAGGAAACTGTTGCAAAAAAACCTAGAACTTTGAAACTCAAATATCATCACGTTGTAATAAAAGATCTTTTTGAAGATAAATCTCGTATGAGTACAAAAAAATCTTCTATTAAACCAGAATCTTTAAAAAGTACTAGTTTTGATAGAAAGGTTGCAGATTTAAAACATAAAATTAATGCTAGAAAAATTAAAGAGTTCTTAAAAAGTAATTTATTAAAAAAATATTTTACCTTGAATAGAAGGGTCAAATATTATCTGTATGTTAAAAAGTTTTTAAAAAATATTTCAAAAAAGACTTGTTTAGAACCCAAAGTTTTCATAGATAAATATAATCGGAGATATAACGGATATACTATAAATGACATAATAAATCTTGAAAAAAAAATTGGCACTGAAAGTGTTTATGGTGTTATTTATAAAACTTCTATTAAAAATATGCTTGGCACTTATCCAATTGCTACAAAACTTACTCCCATTGGAAGAGATAATTTAAAAGAGATTAAAATAAATAAACTGATAAGTAAAAATATTTTAAAAAATAAAATATCAAAACATTTTTTGTTTACATATAAAGTTATAGAATGTGAAAATAAACATTATAATTTACCAAATAATATAAAAAATAAGAAATATTATATTACACTTAATGAGCTTGCAAATGGTGATTTAGCTAGTCTATGTAAGGATTTGAATTTCCTCAAAGATGATAATTTAGTATTAAATGTAGCTATACAATGTTTTCTATCTATTGCAACATTTCATAAAATAGGTTATCTTCATCACGATTGTCATTATGGCAATTTCTTATATCATATTGTTGAAGATAAATCAGGTTATTATCATTATGTTATAAATGGAAATAATTATTATTTGAAAAATTGTGGTATTAATATTCTGATATATGATTTTGGATTCGCACAAAAATATACGATCGAGGAACAGAAACGTTTAAAAATAGAAAATGTTAGAAGAGATTATTTGGATATAAATAGATCTTTTATGAATAAAAGTATAAAAGGATGGTCCGAGTTTGATAAATATCCTACGGATAGAATATCAGAGTTTTTCAAAATAGATGTCTCAAAAACAATTGAAACTTTGACTGCACTCGGACGCAGTGAAGATATACTTATTAAAGAATTGTTGGAACTCTATATAAAAGGACCATCTAATACTATATTCTTTGATAAGTTACCTAGTGGAGAAAAGATTATCAATGAAACCCCTTATATTATAGATAATAGTATAAAAATAAATTAAACAAAATAGTTATTCTAGATCAATCAACCTTTTTTTTGTTTCTTCAGAAATTATTTCTGATCTTTTTTGTATATATCTATACATTATATCAAATCCAGCATATATCATTTGATTTATTTCATCTGTAGTTATATTCATCAATATCCCCTCATTATTTATTTTCATTTTCAGAAAATCAATATTTTTAGGTATATTATCAGTGATTAAAAATGGTATTTTATTATCATTATGTATTTGTTTATATAATGATTCTTTTCTTCTTAAAATATTTGCAATATTCATTAATTGTTTTAATATCTTCATAAAAGACATTTTTTGTCCAGGTTTTTCTTCAAAATTATTTTCATCGCACATATTATCAAGTATTATACCTATTATATTTTCATAAGGCACATCTTTGAATATTTTAATAGGAAAATTATTTGTTATTCCCCCATCATAATAATAATTATCATTTATTATAACCGGTTTATATAGAATAGGTATTGACATAGATGCTTCACACGCTTTGAATACTGATACAGTAGGCGTGCTTTCTATTGACAATATTTCGTTTTTACATTTATTTATATTTGTAACTGACATATATAGATTTATACCAAAGGTCTTTGCCATATTTTCAAAAGAAAAATCTTCAATATTTTCTATATTCTTATATTTGTCTTTTAATACATTTATTAATTTATCAACAATATATCTTGTTGTACATAGACCATTATCAGATAATAATTGTAAATATCTTTTCCTAGGTATAAATGTGAAATCTTGATTTGAAAAAACAGAATACATTACACTTTCCATTTCCACTATTGTAAGTTTAAATGCTAACATTAATCCAATAAAAGTTCCAATTGATGCCGCAGATATATATTTAACATCTTTATGAAGATTCTCTAAATACATATATCTTAGTATACCTATATACATAACACCATACATTCCTCCACCAGATAACACTAAATGTGTTATTTTATTCATTAAACATATAAGGGTGACTTAATATTATATATTAATATATCTTTTATATTGTTGATGTTGAAATATATACTATTTTTACTCCATTTTGTATCCAGTTCATTTGCAAAACATTACTTAATTTACAGAAATGATTATTGTAGACCAAATAATTTAATGAATTCATATTATTGTTCCAAATATTTTTGCACAATTGATTATGTAAATAGAACTTCTAAGACCCCTTTGATTATTTTGAGAAATCAAACAGATACTACACTGTCTTGATGCAAATTATATTCAGCAATATTTACACCATAATACAATAGTGCTTCTTTTGCAGTATTATTCTCCGCTTCTTTTTTTGTTGATCCAGTAGATGATGCAATTACTGTATTATTTCTATCTTTCGCACAATATGTAAATATTCTATTATTGTTTCTAGATACTACATTTATTTCATAAAATCTCGGCGAATCTTGCAATTGGTGTTGCATGTATGAAACTAACATGTCTTTATAATTATTTTTAATTCTAATTAATTCGCTAAAATCTATGTAGTTTTCTAAAATGAAAATTATCCATTTCTCTACTATAAAATATCCCGCTCCAGAAAAAGGGGTAATGTTTATATGTTCAGGCATTTTAAGTTCATCTATTTCAGTCTGAAAATCTAAGAAAAGAGCCCCCAAAAATGCCTCAAATATATCTTCCATAATTTTAAAGTTATGTCTTCCATTTACATCCTCTACTTGTTTTGATATAATTGCATACTTTGGAAAACCAATTTTTTCGGATAAAAACCCTAGCATTTTTCCATTTACTATTTTGGTTCTGATTTTGGATAAAAATCCTTCATTTTGATCTGGGAATCTATTATATAAATAATTCGCAACTATCATTCCTAGCAATGAATCACCTAAAAACTCAAGTCTTTCGTAAGACATATCTTGAAGAGGTAGACAATCTTCTGGACAATTTACATTACTCTTATCAAAGTCTAAGTTTTTCATTGTACAATATGATTTGTGAACAAATGCAGTTCTATACAAATTAATATTTTTGTATTTGATTTCACTCAAACCATTTTTCATAAAAAGTTGCGTTAAATCGTCTTCCATAATCAGTATATTTTTATTGTTATATGGCATATTTTCAATTTCAACACCCTTAGTCTTATTATGAATACCTTCTATTCTTTTCATTATGTTATCTTCGTTGAAGAATATATTCATCATATCTTTTAATCATTTTTTCTTCAATAGTACATAAAGATTTTATTCATTAATTATAATTAGTATTTGTCTTATATAGAACCGAGTTAAAAAATGAGTTCTGTTGTCAATAATGGATTTCTTCCTACAACTGTAGAAATTAATTCATTGGGAATTGGATTCACAAATGTATCAAATCTATATAAATTAGATTTGAGCGACGATGAGTATTTAGTAGTTGGTGAAAGAAATAATCCGACAGATGATCCTCTTGATACAAAATATAATTTAATTGTTAATAGTGATGGTATATCCGTGAATGCTAGTAGGAGGATTTATAATACTATTAATTCTAATTTAGCACATGGAGCTGGATTATATGTTGATAACAATATTGTATGTGCAGGAAATATAATGGCAAAAGGGCTTGTCTTAAATGATGTTACAATCGCTGGCAATATTAATTCAAATGTCTTAGATAGTTTTGTTAAGCAAATAAATGCAAGAGAGCAACATTTTAATAAAGGATTCGGTGCTTATATACCTGATATAACAGGTTCAATAGCAAATGTTGATAATATTTATACAACTTCTTACATGACACTTGGTGGTTATACTGATACATTTAGTAACTCATATCCGTTAAACATAGTGGAAACTGCTAACAATACCATTGATAATATTCATGTATGTATTAAAAACGATGTAAATAATGAAAAAGAAAGTGCAAAAATGAGAATAGGTATTGTTGGAGGAAATTACAAATCCCCTGCTATAATCTCGACAACTGAAGGAATGCCTTTGGAGTTTCATGTTAGTATAGCAAGTACTGATGTTAATGCATTATATTCTAATGATTCATTACCAAATTATACCTCGGCAAATAATTTACTTAACCTACCCTCTATGACTATAGATGCTAGGAGAAATGTTGCTATAGGTATTAATGAGACTTCGGAACAAACATACCAAAAGTTTACTATCTATGGCAATGAATTGCAAAAAAATATAGTTACAGAACACGCAAAACTCCAAGTTAGTGGATTATCTACTTTTGATAATATCATGATGTATGACTATTATTCAAAGAATTACAAACACTTAGATGATATCTATGTGAGATCAAAAGGTATGACCATTTTTGCAGGGCAGATTGGTGGAGGTATCTTCAATGATTATAATTATACTTTTTATTATGATTTGGATGTAAATAGATTATTAACTGTTAAAAATAATTTAATTGTTGAAAATAATGCTACTATAGAAGATACTCTTGATACAAACAAACTTATTGTACATGGTGTTGCAACATTTGTAAATGATACAATTTTCAATGATAATGTTTTTTTTCAACAAGATTTAATATTAAATAGGAATCTGAGTTTGCCATCTGGTGATATTTTTTATGGCGGAAAACGTATAAATGTAATGGATACTGAACCAATTTTTATAGATCCATCTTTAACATCAACATGTAATATTACAGGACATAGCGTTCTTGTATATGCATCAAAAAATGCAATTAATATAAGTGGTAAAAATGTAACTGTACCAGGAAGATTTGGTGTTGGGATTGAAGATGAAGATTCATACCCCGAAGAGTTCAATGTTGTAAAAAAAAATACTAAAACTTTTGAAATTATGCTTAATGACGTTTCAGATGAGTTTGATCCTGTCGGTACTACCGCATATATAGGTCATCTTACAGAATTAAATGAATTTGATAACAGCCTTATTATTAATACAAATAGACATCCCAAAAAATGGAATAATATCTATTTTTACCCCGGTCAAGACATGGATAGATATGGTGTCCTTAATAATGGAGAACCTACATTGGCTGTAAATGAAAATCATTGTGTGGGAGTAAATAATATGCGCCCAGAACATGCATTAGATGTTACAGGAGATGTTGCTGCAGATAATATTTACATACGTAGAAATGCAACTACATATCAAGCAGCCAACTTTATTTACAGCAATGATCCTAATAAAAGATATTTCAACATCTATGACCCGTTAACTGATAAGTTTTGTATTAATTATAATTATATAACAACCACAAGAGATCTTAAAGGGTTTAATGTTAAAGGAGGTGTTAATGCAGACAATTATTATGAAAATAATGTATTGGTTGAAACATTAAAAGCAAAACCTGATAATACAGGGTTTTATACAAATAAGAAAATATCTATTGGTTGGGCAAATGAAAAATCTGTTGTACCTCTTCAAATTAGAAATAATCTTATTGAAAAAGGGAATAATTCTATAATACGTATTTACAGAGGTAAACGCGGAGGTGGTGTAGATAATAATGCAGATTTTAGCGGTATTGATATTTGTGATTTTGAAACTGATTTACCTTTTCAAGATAGAAATAAGTTTAGGTGGTTTATGTATAAAAATCATGTTAATAGATTGGGTACAGATAATAAATTACGAGTAGGACCTTTGCAATTTGGATATATTAATGATAAGGATGTCCCTGATAGTTATGGAATGTCAATGTATTATAATGAAAATAAACAATATCATATTGATATTAATAAACCAACTGTCGACTTTAATTATAATACTAAAAGTGCTATGTCTATATACGGAGATTTGGAAGTGCATGGCAATATTAATATTGTTGATAAATATAATAATGGTTATAATTACAAAATAAACGGTATTAATTATTCTTCAAATGCAATTCAAGATGTAATTGAAAATACACAAAATACAGAAATATTTTCAAATACTAATAAAAATGATATTGTAATTAACGCAGAAAAGATTACACTAATACCAAATAAAACAACATTGATTGGATATGCTGATAATTGGTTCTTAAATTACGCTAATAATTTACAGACATATCAGAACGAAGTAACAACCCCTTTAATTGTTTATCAAAATAATGTGAATAAACCAAGTGCAAGATTTGCAGCAACTGGTAATGGAAATAATAAGACATCATCTGCGATTGAAATTGGTACTTATGAAAATATGATGAATTACGAAGGAGACATTAAAACTATGGTTGAGTTTCGTGTTAGTGGGTTTGCTAATAATCCTAATACATTACTTGAATTGAGTTCATATCATAACGATTCTGATTGCTATAGTCCTTTCATTAGCTTTTATAATAATCCATATCAGGGATGTTATACACATATTGGAAATTATAACGCACACAATCCTGAAACCGGTGATATTTATATCCAAGGTGTCACATTGCATATCGATGATATGAACAAATATGGTTTGCAAATTACAAATCATGACGAAACCCCTGCTATTAATTTACACAGAGTATCGACAGATAGTAACGTTTTTTACATTATAAATGGTGCAAATGAAGAAAATAAGTTTATAATAAGCGCAGGGGTATCTTCAAGCAATTCATATACACCAGAAAATATTTCAAACGTTTTTGTTATAGATTGTATTGATGAGTTTGGAAAATTACGTAATGGGTCAAAATATGGTTTCAATGTTTCTCAACCATCTCATACAATAACTATCGAAGGTACATACGACGAACCCTCTGTTAAAATTACAAATAGATATACAGAAGAACAGTTATTTAATCACATAACAACAATTACTATTGTTAATAGCAATCTTGAAGTTAAAGAACATGATATATTTGATATACAATTTGCTAAT